TGACCGCCTCGCGATCGCGCACCTCCTTGCGCGGCTTGCCGCCGCTCTGTACGACGTGCAGTTCGGGCGATTTGCGAGGTCGGCCGGCAGGCATGGCGATCCCTTTCAACGGCGCCCGGAATTTCCGCGCGCAGAAAATTCAGCTTCGTGTGCCGCTGGAACGGCAGTGCCGCTTTTTTGAGCGACGCCCCCCCCCGACACCCCCCGCTGGCAGCGCCGAGACCCTATTCCATGGGTGCGCGGGCGAGCGTGGCAGGCCACGCGCATCGCAACCACGGTCAGGCGAAGCGCCGCCCTTCTCTGCGTGGAACCGGTTGTCGCAGGCAGGGCACAGCACTTCAAGGTTCGACTGCACCAGACCCAAGTCGGGCCGCTGCTCAAGGGACTGCTTGTGGTTGACCCGAGACAGGCCACGTCCTTGCACGTTGCCACCGCACCGCTCGCAGTGCCAGCCATTGCGCTTCAAGCACACCGCCCTCGCCTTCTTCCAGGCGAGCGAGCCATAGAACGGATTGGCCGAGCCTTGCATCAGGTCACACTCACGTATGGACCGGGTTGCTTCCAATCGGCCGACAGGACGTCGATCTCGCCCTGCTTGGCCACCCAACCCGAGCCGTCCTCGGTCTTGTAAAGCAGGCCCATGTTCCCCGGGTTGGAGGTGTTCTGCTTCCACTGCCAGATCGTGTAGCCGACCTTCGCCTCGCGCATGGCGGCGACCGCGCGCTTGAGCAGCGAGAGGTCCGGGTCTTCGCTCGAGTTGCGGTTCAACTGCTGCACGAACACCGCCACGCGATATTTCTCCTGCAGGTCTTTAAGGTGCTGCAGGCCCTTGTCGAAGCGCGTCGGGTTGACGACCCACTGGTTGAGCAGGTTGCCCGTGAAGACGAGGTTCGGGTCAAGGGGGCCGAGCGCCTGCAGCGCGAGCAGGCATTCCTCCACCAGCCGAATGTCGTAGCCCTCGCGCGGCCCCACGAGGATGGGGGTGTCGGGGTCGACCGAGCGAATGCCCTGGATGCAGTCCCACTGCGTTTGTGCCACGAGCGGCGCCCATGACTCGTCGCGGCGATGCGCGGGCTCGGGGTGAGGCTCGAGCATCGCAATGCGCGACATGGTGCGCAGCTTCGCGGCGACGGCCGGCCACACGATCCACGCGAATATCCGCCGCATGGCGGGGTCGACGTAGAAGTTGTGCCCGGCCGGGCCCCACGTCCCATAGGGGTCGCAATACGCAATGTCCTCGGGCTGGTTCGTGCCCGATTGGCCGCAATTGGAGTCGATGAAGGGAATCGACCAGAGGCCGTTTTGCGCGGCCGAGCCGATGCGCCCGAGCCAGAGGTGCATCGGCTCGCGCTTCAAGGTCGCGAACGAGTCGATATCCCGGCAGTCGGGGTTCGGATGGCTAGCGCTTCCCCATTTGCCCCAGTAGCGCAAGGCCTCGCGCAGCGCGTTGGCGCCCATGCCGTGGATGGGGACGCAGTCCTGCTCGTCGTCCTCGTCGAAGTTGCCGAAGTTCACCCCGTGCAGCCAGATCGGCTGGCCGTTGGGTTTGACCAGCTCGCCGTCGATGCAGCGCAGGCGCGGCGGCAGATCGTCCATGTTGGGCTTGGGCATCGGCCCAGGTGCGGGCGCCGCCGGGGGCGACTTCGTGGGCTCGGGGCAGCCGTGGCGGGATGGGGTCTCGTCCATGGAGCGCCTCCTTTCAGAGGACGGGGTTGACGATTCAGCGGGTTTGCACAGAAAACGGGTTGACGTTTGCCGGGTTTTGCACATTCAGCCCGCCGACGGCAGGCTCGCGGGAGTCGTGCCAAGCGTGGCGAGTTCGGCCTCGAGTTCGCGCACGCGCAGCTGCGCCTCGAGCAACTCGCGCTGCAGGCCGGCCACCTCGAGGCGCAGGCGCTCGACCTCCTGGCCACGTTGCGTCGCCACCTCGATGAGCGCCTGGTCGCTCAAGCGATAGTCGCGGACGGAACGGCTCATGACCGACTCCTGAGTCGAATCATCGTCTCGCGCAAAGCATCGGCAGCGGCGTCGCCGCGACGGCGCGCGACCTCGGCCAGGTAGATGTGCCGGTAATCCGCGGGCAGCGTCAACGTGCGGCGCGCCTCGCACTCGTGGCGCCAGGCCTCGGAGTCCGAGCGCACCTGCGTCCCGTCGATGAGCGTCACCGTGCCGGGCTCGTTCATGGCTGCCGCTCCTGCCGCGGCGCGTCGACGCGGGAGCGCCACGGGCGCGGGCGCGGCACCTCGAGCAGCCAGCCATGCGCGGTCGTGCGCACCAGGCGCATGGCGCGCTGCCACTGGCGCTGCAGCTCCGGGCTCTCGGGCCAGAGCTCGCGCGCGCGCTGCTCGAGGTCGTCGTCGGTGTAGGTCATGACGCCATCACCCGCGCCCGCGCGCGCTCCTGGAAGGCGACGCACTCCTCGCGCAGCTTGCGGAAACGCTCGGCGGCGTCTTCGTCGCTCGCGTCGGTGGCCGCCTCGTACAGCACATTGAGCACGACCCAGGCCCCGGCGTAGAACGCACGCTCGTCGCGCGCCTGGGCGGCGACGACGGCCGGCGCGCTCATGGGCTTGTGGCTCGTGCCGATCCAGTTGTCCTGCAGGTACTGGTCGAAGTGCTCGCATAGGGTGCGCATGGTTCGGAAATCTCTAGAAAGGCAGTTCGGTCTCGTCGCAGGCGGGGATATCGCCAGTCGTCTCGAGCGCCTCGGCGATGACGTCGGCCGCCACCGGTACGCCCACCGCGGCCTGGTCGAGGATGGCGTGCGCGGCCGCCGAGCCGAGCGTGGCGTCGCCGAGGGCTTCCCGCCAGGCCTGGCGCTGGAACGACGACAGCGACCGCCCGGCGTGCTCCGCCTCCATGAGCCTGTACGCCCAGGCCTTGCCCGGCGCGCGCTTGAAGAGGCGCCCGGCGCGGATCTCGGCCAGCGCCGCCAGCGCCGCGGCGCGGTCGGCCGGACGGTGGTGCATCGGTGCCGGGGGCGACCCGGAACGCGCCCGCTCGGCCTCGTCGACGAGCAGTCGCTCGGTGATGGACCGCCACTGCCCGGGCGTCTCGGCGGCGTGCGCGTGCGCGCTGCAGAGCTTGCGGGCCGCCCCGAAGTCAACCGACCAGGCGCAGGGGCAGCCGTGCGCACGACAGCGCAGCGCGAACTCGAGGCCCGCGTCGTCGGCGACGGCGCGGTCGTGGTGCGCATCGAATTTCGGTCTCATGCGGCGACATCGTCGTGGTACTTGCCTTCGACGACCTTCGCGAAGTTGTCCGGCGCGATGACCCAGGCGAGCTCGGCGAAGAAGGGGCGCCGGCCGGGCGCGTGTTCCCGGCCGGTGAGAAAGCGCGACTCGCCCACCCAGGTGAACAGGCGCCGGAAGTAGGCGAGCCCCTCTTGCTCGCTATGCCAGTGGCCGGACGCGGCGGCCTCGCGCCAGCGCGCGCGCAGGTGTTCGGCGCGCGTGCCCCGCCACTGCTCGGCGTCGTGCTGCGGCAGCGCGGGCAGCACCTCGGCCCAGAGCGCCAGGATGGCCTGGTGCGGACAGGCGGGGACTGTTTTGCGCTTTGCCGGCTTTCGATCCTGCTCGACAAGCGTCAGCTGCGGGAGATCGTCCGCAGGACGAGCACAACCAAGCACGCCAGTGCTTGGGGTATTTGTATTCTCTTCTCTACTCTCCTCTTCTCTAGGTGTTTCCTGGCGTTCCATGGCGTTTCGCGGCGTTTCATGGCGTTTCCGCTGACGGAACGCCCTCACACGTTCCGTGCTGTGATCGCCTTCGCGCTCACGCTCGGGCTGGCGCTTCGGCCAAGCCGCCACTTGCATGAACCCGTCGACCAGGCCGCGGGACTGCATGGCGTCGAAGATTGCGGCAGTGCGACCGTCGGCCAACCCCAAGGCGCAGTCCATCGCCTCGAAGTCCGGCGCGCCTCCTAGCGCGCCACGCAATTCCTCGTTCATGGAGGCCGCCTCGAGCAGGCAAGCCCACACCGCGATGACCTCGGCGACCGTCGCGCCCGCACGTCTGGCCACGAGCACAAATTTCTGATCCGTCACGGTGCCGTGATGCCAGCGAAACCAGTCGATGCCGCCGGTCATGTGCTGGAACCCCCTTCGCGTCAGCCGTGCTCAGCAGTCGTCTCGAGCAGGCTCGGAGGCCATTGCACGTCGGGCCGCATGTCTTTGCACGTCACGATCAGCGAGGCGTCCTCGCGCTCGGCGGCCAGGCGCCGCGTCGCGTTCTCGATTTCGAGGCAGCGATCGAGCGGGATGCGCTGCCTCCACTGCGTGACGCTGCCGCGGGTAATGCCGAGTGCCTCCGCCAGCGCCCGCTGCGAGCCGAACACCCGGACCACCGCGTCGAGGGCGGCGGAGGAGCGGTCGACGGCGGGGGTGACGCTCATGAGGACAGACAGGATAGTCCCGCTATACCCCGTATGTCTCGAAACATGCGACAACTGTAGTGGTTAGCCCAGCTATCCTTCCGCCCCATGGGGGATGTGGATTCGATCGGCCAATGGGTGCGCGCGGCGCGCAAGTACGTGCACTGGACGCAGTCGCAGCTGGCCGACGAAATGGGCGTCACGAAGGCCAACGTCTCGCACTGGGAAGGTGGCAACCACGACCCGTCGTTTCGCCAGCTCGTGCGAATTAAGCGCCTGACCGGCTACCCGCTGCCGGAGATCGGTCCGCCCGTGGCTTGGCCCTTTCCCCTCGTGCAGCGCGAGGCCGTCTTCGCGCTCACCCCGCAGGAGTTGCTCGCCGTCCAGGCAGGGCTGCGCGGCATACTCCAGGCGCTGGCCGACATCCGAAACGCGAACCCCGCGGCCTCCGCGTCCTGAAAAAAGTTGACGCACGGTTGACTCGGCCCGCCGCCGCGGGTACGGCCTTACGCACACGGCAGTGCAATTCCCACCCGCTTGTATAGCATTCCTGCCCCGCTCTTGCCGGCATCAGGAAAGCGTACCTATACTTTTCGCCCCGCCCTGCCAGTCCCGACAAGGCGCACGAAAGGAAGCGAGGCGAAACATGGCGAAAAGCATCGACGCCACGACGGGCGAGATCCTCGAGGCGCCGCCGCGTGTCGTCACCGCGCCCGCCGCTGGTGGCGCGCTTCTCCAGGTCGAAACCCAGCGCGCCGTCGCCGAGATCCAGGCGCGCACGCTGGTCGCGCGCGCGAACCCGCGCAACGCGGTGGCTGCGCTCGACGCCATCCTGCGGGACTGCCAGCACGTCGGCCTGGCCGAGGATGCCGCATACCAGTATGCGAGGAGCGGCTCGGACATCCGCGGCGCCTCCATCCGCCTGGTCGAAGCGGTCGCGCGCAGCTGGGGCAACATGGCCTCGGGCATCAAGGAAGTCTTCCGCCACGACGGCTGGAGCGAGTGCGTCGCCTTCGCCTGGGACCTCGAGGCGACGTCGTACGAAGAACGCCAGTTCCCGGTGCGCCACTGGCGCGACACGAAGCGCGGCGGGTATGCGGTGACCGACGAGCGCGACATCTACGAGCTCGTCGCGAACGCCGGCCAGCGCCGCAAGCGCTCGTGCCTCGAAGCGATCATTCCGCGCTACATCATCGACACGGCGCTCGCCGAGTGCGAGAAGACGCTGACGGCGAAAGCCGACGTCTCGCCCGAGGGCATGAAGAAAATGCTCAAGGGTTTCGCGCAGTTCGGCGTGACGCGCGAGCAAATCGAGGCGCGCATCCAGCGCCGGCTCGACGCGATCCAGCCCGCGCAGGTCGTGGGCTTGCGCCGGGTGTACGCGAGCCTGCGTGACGGCATCTCGGTCGTCTCGGACTGGTTCGAGCCCGCGCCTGTGCTGCCTGAGCACAGCGGTGCGACTAAAGCACAGCCGGCCGTCGACGAACCCAAGGCTCCTCGCAAACGCGCCGCGAAGGCTTCGGAGCCACCCGCGTCCCAGTCCGGCGCGGAAAACGCAGTCACGACGCCGCCAGGCCCCGCCGCGGCCGGTTCGGCGCCCGAGCCTCGATCGCTCGCGGACTACCAGATCGAGATCGAGCGCGCGACGGACTCCGAGCTCGCCGCCCTCGTGCTCGATGAGGCGCGCACGGCGGGCCTGGGCGCCGCGGCGCTCGACGCGCTGTCGGCCGCCTGGCAGGCGAAGTTCCACCCGGGGGAACCCTGATGCTGATGATGGAAATGGTCGACGGGTTCCTGCTCTCGGCGTGGACGCTCGCGGAGATCGACCGGCTGCGCGTGGGCGAGGTCGCCGCCATCCCACTTCCCGAGGGCTCGACGACGACGGCGATATTGCTGGTCGTGGTGCGCGACCAGGCCGCGCTCGAGGTGCTGGCCGCAAAGCGCGAGACGTTGACCTTGGGTGATCTCGACAAAGCCCACTGAGGAATGAGCCGATGGACTCGAACACCATGAGATTGCCCGCGGTCGGCCGCGTCGCCATCCGCGACGAGGGCGACGTCCTGCACGCGGTGCTCGCGCGCCCGGACACCATGGACGGGGCGATCCCGATGCTCACGCTCGCCAAGCCGGTCGCGCATTTGCCCGGCGTGTTCGACGCGTTCAAGGGCCTGGCCTCGCTGTGCGCCCGCGCGATCATCGAAGACGCCCTCGGGCCCGATGCGGGCGTCGAATTCGGCGAGCCGCGCACCGGGCCCGAGCACGAGCGCCCCGACCACGGGATGACTCCATGAACGCCACCCTGCCCCGTCCCCTGCGGCCCGAGCTGCCGCCCCTGCCCGCGCGCCTGGCGCGCCTGCCCCTCGACCGCCGCGGCTACCCGGTGCCCTGGTTCGTCGGCTGGGTCGACGGCGCACCCGACCACCGCGCCATCGATGGCGACAAGTACGCCCGTGCCGTGCGCGAGCACCGCTGCTGGGTGTGCGGCGAGCCGCTCGGCGCCTGGAAGACCTTCGTCGTGGGGCCGCTGGCCTGCATCACGCGCACGGCGCCCGAGCCGCCCTCGCACCGGGACTGCGCCCGCTATGCGGCGTGCGCATGCCCCTTTCTGACGCGTCCGCATGCGCACCGGCGCGACGCCGGCCTGCCCGCCGAGGCGAAGGATCTCCCGATCCTCCTGGAAGGAAGACTCGGCCATGAAGATCACCATCGAGAGCACCGAGCGCGTCGTGGAAGTCAACGGCGTGCCGGCACGCGTGTGGGAAGGCGTGAGCGAGGGCGGCGTCGAGGTCTTCTGTCTCGTCACGCGCATCGCCGTGAAGAAGGACGCGGACTGCAGCCAGTTCGACCACGAGCTCGCCGAACAGCGCGCGCCGAGCATCGACGGTGTTCGTTCCTTTCCCCTGCGCATGGTTCTGTAGGAGCCCCGCCATGTCCGAGCCCATCCCCGCCGATGATCCCATCCTGACGGTCGACCAGGTGGCCGCGATGCTCGGATGCACCGCGCGGGGCGTGCGCGAGCGCGCCCGCCGGCACGAGTTGCCCGGCCTGAAGTTCGGGCACGACTGGCGCTTCCCGCGCAGCGCCCTCGTCGCGCACTTGAACAGCGCGGCGCTCGCCGCGGCGGCGCAGCGGCGTGCACCGCCGGCGCCGTCCGCGATCAGCGCGTCGACGGACGGCGCGGCTTCGGTGCCGCGAAAGCGTGGACGACCGCGCCGCCAGCCGGTGACGCTGCCGCCGGCGCCACGTTGACGGCTACGCGCGGAGCACCCGGGGTCGGCTCGGGCGCGGCGTAGGCGAGCGCCAGGCGATCGGCGAGATCCTCGCCGCGCAGGCTCGCATAGCGCATGAGCATGCGCGTCGACGTCCAGCCCATGATGCGGCAGATCTCGGTGTCGGACCACAGCCATGCCCCGGTGCGCGCATGGCGCAGCGTCACCCAGCGGCAGGTCGCCTCGTGGCGCAGGTCGTGCTCGGTGATTCCCTCACAGTCCGCGTAGGCGAAGAGGCCCGCGAAGTTGCGGGTGAGCTTGAGCGTCACCTGGCGCAGCGTCGACTCGTCGTCCTGGCCGTTCCAATACGGGAAGACGAGGCCTTCGCGGCGCTCGCCCAGATAGGCCTGGAGCACGCCGCGCAGCTCGGGCTTCATGGGCACGATGCGCGGCTTGATCTGGCCGGCGCGGCCTTTCGAGCCCTGGACGTGGATGAGGCCGCGCTCGAAGTCGAGATGCTCGATGCGGGCCCGGTAGGCCTCGCGCAGGCGGCAGCCCGTCTCGACGATGAAGCGAAACAGCACGCGCAGGTGGGCATCGTCGGGCGAGCGCCGCGCGGCTTGCTTGCCCTCGAGCTTTTCGCCGGCAAGCGCCCGTTCGATGCGGTGCTCCTCGTCGGGCGCGAGGCGACGATCGCGTTGCGCACTGCGCGGCACGGGCAGGCCTTTGGCCTTGACGGCCTCGGCCTCGTTCGGGTTGTACGTGGAGTAACCCTTGGGCAGCAGGCGCATCGCGTTGGCGATCGGCATTGCGCCTTTGGGCGTCGTGCGGCGTGTATACCAATCCAGGACGCGGCCGAGGGCGCCGACGCGGATCCGTACGGTCGAAGGCGAGAGCTGCCGGCCTTTCAGCCGACGCACGTAGGCCTCGGCCCAGGCGAAGGTGATCTCGGCCAGTCGCGCGTGGTGCAGATCGTTGAGGAACTGCTCCGAGCCGAGCAGTAGCGAATCCGAGGCGGTCAGGTTGGAGGCGCTGTTCAGGAACTCGCGCACGATGCCTTGGACGGGCGGGTTAGCGTCGATGGGCGTCGCCTGTTGGCTCGCGCTGGCGAACTCGGGCGGCACAACGCCCTGGTCGAGGAGTGCCACCAGCCGGTTGCCGTAGGTGACGGCTTCGTCCTCGGTCTCGAAGGTCGCGAAGTAGTACTTCTTGCCGGTGGCGGCGGTGAGCTGGTCATGGCGCAGGCGCAAGGTGAAGCGGCCACTGCGCTCGACGATGGTGACGCCGCGGGCTCGGGAGAGGGTCATGGTAGACAGTGCCGTGGGGGTGACTGAAACGGACAGATCGCACCGTTGATGGCGGTTTCTGCTATCGCGATGTTATCGCGCGCCCAGGTTTTTGCACTGTTTTTAAGCGTCTTGCGTGGTTTTTATCCCCAAAGCAAAACGGCCGGTTAGTCATTCCTAACCGGCCGTGCCGCGTATTTGCTGGGATTTTCTGGAGGCGCGAAGCGGAGTTGAACCGCTCTAGACGGATTTGCAATCCGTTTTTCAGCTTTTAAATCAGTATGTTAATCGTTTTGCTACGTTTTTGCTACAAATCATACTGCGGCGGCCACCGAGAACCGGGCAGCCAAGAGGCCTCGAACTCCTCGCCCTGCCCGGCCTGGTCGCAGCCCAGCGGTAGAGCCCCGCTCACGCCAGCGTCAGCGTCGCCGTGCGCACGGTGCCATCCGAGCCCTTCACCTTGAAGGCCAGCGCCGTGTTGCTCGTGAGTTGCACCACCATCTCGCCGTTGTTGGCGGGCACCGCCGAGGCCGGCGGCGACAGGGTCAGGCCGATCGAGTAGATGTTGGCGAGCCGCCCGACCGCGGCCACGCCGAGCGTGTACGTCGAATCGGTGAGCGGGTACAGGTTGCCGCCCTGACTCAGGCGCCACGAGTAGGTGACGACGCTCGCCGAGTTGTTGTTCGTGCCCAGCTCCAGCGCGCCGATATTCTGGTTGGAGTTGCCCAGCTGCACCGCCCGAATGGCGGCGGCGGGAACGGACGCATTGAGGGCATTGTTGGAGCGAAAGCGCATCTGCCCGAGCACGTCGTTCGTGTTGGCGGTGCCGTAGAAGTCGAGGAAGTTGTTCGGCATGTTCAGCGCGGTGCCGTCGCCGATGAAGGAGCCGCCGAGCGCCGCGCCGTCGCCGTCCTCGCATACGTTGGGCACGCCCACGTTGCCCACCGCGTACAGCTTCTGGCTCGCGGGGTTGGAGCGCGTGATGCCGGTGTCGGAGTAGTTGAAGCACATGGCGGTCTTGAGACCGGAGCCGATGAAGTTCAGCAGGCCCTGCGTGTTGGTCTCGCAGTGGTTGAAGTTCAGCGTCACGTTGCGGTTGTCGGTGCCATCGAGCACCAGGCCGGCCGTCGCGTCCTCGAACACGTTGCCGAGCAGGAAGACCCCCACGCCGTTCTTGAGGTAGACGTTGCCCGCGCCGCGGTTGGAGTTGAAGTCGCACTCCACGATCCAGGTCGAGGTGATGGCGTCGGCGCCGCTCGGCGCCTCGAGGTGCATGCCGTCCTTGCGGTTGGTGTGATCCTTGACCCGCGTGAAGGTGGCGTAGCCCAGCCGGTAGCACGACAGGCCGTGCCCGAAGGAGTTGCCCACGCGCACGTCGACCAGGCGCACGCCCTGCGCCGCGCCGAGCTTGATGAGGGCCGCGGTCGCGTCCCACGACTGGTCGGCCAGCGCGGTCGACCCATCCCAATTGCCCATGACCGCCAGGTCGCGCAGCTCGAGGGTGCCGCCCGAGCCCCATGCGGCGGTCGAATCCTTGCCGTTGGTGAAGATGACACCCTGCGTGTTCACGCCAGGCATCTGCAGCGTGGTGCGGTAGATGCCCGCGCCGCGGATCGACTTGCCGGCGACGTTGATGCCGCCCGGGTCGACCTGGAAGGTGCCGGCCGGAAGCGACACGTAGTCGCTCGCGGCCAGCGCCGAGGCGAGCGCGGCCTTGTTGATTGCCGAGGGCGCGTTGACCGAGAAGCCAAACCGCGAAGCCGAGACCGGCTGCGAGAAGTAGCCGAGCTGCGAGTAGCGGCTCGCGCCGTCGCCGACCTTCTCGCCGAGCAGGATGCCGGAGGCGTCGCGCTCGAAGGCAATCTCGCCCGAGCCGATCACCAGGTCATTGCCTGCCCAATCGCTCGTCGAGCCGATGATCTGGCGCATGCGCGCAGGGGTGGTCGTCATGAGGTCATCTCCTCGAGGGGGGAAGGTCAGGCGAAGGCGGGCGGCGAGACCGGCGTGAGCGCATCGAACACGTCGGTCGACGGCGCGGGTGGCGTGCCGGCCGTGATCCAGTCGGGCGGCGCGCCCACGTCGCCCTCGAGCGGCAGGCGCTTGGCGTAGTAGTTGAACGAGGCGAGCCAGCCGTTCAGGCGCCCGGGGGTGCCTGAGTAGCCGCCGAGGTAGAGCCGGTCGGGCGCGGCCATCGTGGCCACGTTGTCGGGCACCACCGCGCCGCCGTCGGCCTGCGCCGCGCAGTTGTTGAGCTTGTAGGCCACGACGATCGAGGTGAGCGCCCCGGGCGCGAGCGGGCCGATGTTGAGCGAGACCTGGTTCACGCCGGCCGCCTGCACCAGGAAGCGCGAGACCGCGCTGTCGTTGACCCGGTACACCTCGACGAGCTCGTTGGCCGCCGCGTTCTGCGCCATGAAGAAGCGCGGCGTGTTCGCGGCCTGAATGTCGAGCGTGCGCCCGACCACCGCCACCGCGCCCTCGTCGGGGCGCCACCAGCTCGTGAAGGCCGGGCCGGACAGCAGCACCACGTCGGCCGGGCGCGTGACCGTGGCGGCCGTCGTGGGGATGTAGCTCGTGGCCATGGGCGTCGCCTCGACCTGCGCCCCCCACAGGTACAGCCCCGACGCACCATCGCCCGGGTAGTTCGAGGCGCCGCCGACCGCGCTGTAGATCGCGACGGAGCCGGTGCCGGCGGTCTGACACGCGGCGGCGAGCGCACAGCGCACCCAGCCGTTGCCGAGCTTCGTGATCGTCGCGCCGCCCCCGGGCGCGCTCACGACGGTGCCCGCCGCCACGTCGAAGTAGGCCACCGCGCTGGCGCCGAAGAGCGCCGACGAGAACGTGAGGCGCACCTGGCTGCGCTCGCCCGGCTTGACGAACACCGAGAAGGTATAGCTCGTGCCGGCCACGTAGGCCGCGCCGGGCGTCTGCGTCACGTCGTGGTTGCCGCTGCTCGAGTCTTCGACGAACTTGTCCGCGGTCATCGCCCCATCGGGCGCGGCCATGACGTTGCCCGTGACCGAGCCCGCGCTCTTGGTCCAGGGTGCGACCGTGAAGTCGTCCGAGCGCAGGAGCAGGTTGGTCGCCGCGCTCTCGACGAGCAGTCCGACCCCCGCGAGCGTCACCGGGTCGTGGTCGAAGCGCGCGACGTTGACCGGCGCGTAGACGAGCGTTCCGGTGGCATCGAAGTAGGCGGCCGTCGCCGCGCGCGTGCATGTGAAACCCGCGGGCAGCGTCGACATGCCCGCGAAGTTCCAGCGCACCGTGGGCGCCGGCCAGGTCACCGGCTGGAGCGTGAAGTCGGCCACGATCCAGGGGCCGGTCGCAATCGGGGCGAGCACGCCGGCCGGCGGCTGGTAGTCGGCCGTGACGCGGCAGCGCCAGTACCACCGGCGGTGGATCGGCACCAGGTCGGCCTGGATGTCCGACGAGAAGCGCACCGCGATCTGCGTCGTGTTCAGGCCCAGCCGCGAGGCCTCGAGGCCAGGCAGCAGCAGCGTGATCCAGCCGTCGTAGGCGTTCGCGTTCACCCACGAGAGCCAGGCGGCGTAGTCGGCCTGGGCGACGACGAAGACGAGCGAGATCGTCTGCGGCAGCACGTGGTGCGCGCGCCGCTGGCGCGCGTTGCCCGCCTCCATGGGCGTGCGCACCAGGCCAGCGGCAATCGCCGCGGAGTGCCCCTCCACGCGCGAGACGCAGGGCAGGGTCGATGGGTACGCGAGCGTCATGCCAGTCCCCCTTCGCCACGCGTGAATGCCGCCGCACCCGCGTAGATGCTCGCATCGTAGTTCGCGCCCTCGAGCGTGACCTTGTTGGCATTCGGCGTGATCTTGGCCACCGTCCAGTCGGTCACCTCCGCGTCCTGCACGCCGAAGGACAGCGCCGTGGCCTCCTGGTTCGCGCCCGCGCCGGTGAGCGGCCAGGCCGGCAGCGCGGGCAGCACCAGGTGCCAGTCGTCCACGCCGCGCGTGACCCCCACCACCCGCCAGGGCACGCCCTGCGGGTCGCGCAGCTGCACCGCGTGCGTGGCCCCAGCCGTCCAGGCGAGCGCGCGGTCGAGCGTGAGGGTCGTGCCGACCACCGCGTCCACGCGCGCGACCTGCGCCCACTTCACCAGGCCGGCCTGCACCCCGATGCGGTCGCCCGGCAGCACGTTCAGACCCTCCAGCTCGGTGTCGAACTGGATCGTCGTGCGCTGCTTGGCGCGCTTGGCGGCGATCAGGCTCGCGTGCTCCTGCGCCACGCCCACGTCGGTGCATCCGAAGAGGTCGAGCGTGGTGAAGTCGGGCGCATCGAGCGGCACGAGCAGCGCGGCGTCGGAGAAGGTGACCGGGTCGCGGTAGTTGATGCGCACGCCGGCCGGCGTGCCCACCGTGTCGAAGGCGCAGGTGACCGTGAGCGAGCCGGCGGCGATGTTGGCGTCGGTGAACAGCTGCGAGCGCACGGGTTGCACGCCGTCGTGGATGAGCGACATGCGCGACCCTATCGGCAGCGGCGCCGCATGCACCGTCTGCACCGTGAGTCCGAGCGCCTCCCACACCGTCGAGGGCTGGTCGAATATGGCGTTGAACCCGTTGTGCGACGACCAGGCACTGCGCCACTGCGAGAGCGCGGGCAAGTCGAGCTCGTCGCCATTGAGCGGGCGCGCGCCGCCGTAGGCGGCGGTCATCACGTCGACGAAGGCGTCGGCCGGGTTGACCGTGGCCGCGGTGGCGCCCACGCCGAGGGGGCTAAGCATGCGGATGCAGCGGAAGCGCAAGCTGCTCGCGGCGTCGGAGGCCACCCCGTTCGTGGCCTTGAGCTGCAGCGCGACGAGCGTGACGTTGCCGTAGACCGTCGTGCCGGCCGGCGGCGGGTCGAGCTGGAACTTCAGCCCTGCCCAGGTCACGTGGTCGGAGGTGCTCGTCTTGCCGTCGGACGCGCTCGTGCGCGCGACCTGCACGCGGTAGCGCGCCGAGGGCACCGGGTAGCTCTTGGTCAGGCGCTGCGGCGTGTTGTCCTTGGCCTGGAAGGTCTCGCTGACCGAGAAGGGTGGGTCGGTGGTGTCGTTGCCGGCCGAGTCGATCGCCTGCGCGAAGATGGAGACGACCACCGAGGCATTCTGCAGGTTGCCGCTCGAGTCGGAAGAGTACAGCCCACCCGGGAAGACAAAGTCCAGCTCGAGAAGCGAGCCGTGCTGGCCGGCCTTGCAGGTCTGGAAAGAGCCGACCCACTTGGTGACGCCGGCCTGGTCGTAGTGTGGCGGCGGCACGAGCGCGCCGGCCGGCAGACTCTGCGCTTGGTCGTAGGCGAGGGCGGTGTAGATCCAGGTCTGGTACAGCCCTCCGCTTGCGCCTCGTCCGCCCGAGTAGCACGACACCACCGTGCCGAGCGTCGGGGCGACTGGCAGCAGCGCGCACTGCTGCGCGGGGCTCGTTGCGAGCGTCATGTCGGTGCCGGTCGGCTGGCTGAGTGACGACGAGAAGTTCGACGCGAGCCAGTAGAAGGACGACGGCACGAGCGTGCCCCCCATGTTCGGTGCGACCAGCTCCTGGTCACCCACCGCGGGCGAGGTGACCACGTTCTCGCGCACGCCGCAGATACGCTCGATCACGCCGAAGGTCTGCGCGTGCTGCCAGGGCTCGAAGACCTGGAACGTCACGACACCAGGCGCGAGCGAGGACGCGGCGGTGTCGCCGAGCAGCAGGCCGTGCGGATCGACGAAGTTGTCCCCCAGCCCAATGCACAGCAGGGCGTGCAGGTACTGCTCGTTGCCGAGGAAGAAGGTATACGGCTGCGCGGCGAAGTCGGGCAGCGCGACGACCGAGCCGTAGAGGACCGGGATCGGCTGGCCGAGCCGGGCAACGTTCTTCGGCGGGGCGATGCCGTAGACCTGGCTCGGGTTGGGGGTGTTGCCGGCCTGCGGCTTCGCGATGCCGAACAGGTGCTGCAGCGCGCTGCCGATCGCCACCGCAATGACCGCCTTCAGCACCGCCTGCAGCACCTCGGTGGCCGTGATCGGATCGCTGCCCGGCGTGAAGGTCACGAGCACCTCGTCGCCCACCTGGGTGCGGTACGCCGCGTCGGCGCAGCAACGCGTGTTGACGAACACCGTGCGCGTCGACTCGAGCGCCTGCGGCTCGCGCTCGTCGAGCCAGGCGAGCAGCGGCGTGCCGGCCTCGAGCTGGTAGCGCCGCCGCCGGCTCACGTCCAGCGGGTTGTAGAGCACGAGGACATCAGCCACGCGCCACCTCCCAGCACTCGAGCGCGCCGAAGCACGCCGTCCACTGGCCGATCGATGAGGCGACCACGCCGTAGCGCCTGCGCGCGTGCAGCACGCGCCCGGCCAGGTGGATGCCGGCGTGCCCCACTGCGCAGACGATCACCACGCATCCCATGCGCGGCGCGTCCAGGCGCGTCCAGGCGGCCGGCCAGGCCGGCGCCAGGCACAGCGCGCGCAAGGCGGCCTCGTCGAGCGCGCCGGAGGCGAAGTCGGGCGGCAGCGCCATCCCGAGCCGGCGTCGCACCTCGAGCACCAGCCCCCAGCAATCGTAGGCGTCGGGGCCGCGCGCGCCGCTCGCGAAGGGCCGACCCGGCAGGTCGGCGAGCGCGCGCTCGACCACCGACCAGGACGGCGCGCGCTCGGGCAAGGTCGCGGCGGTCATCGGTCGAGCCCCGGGAAATGCACCACGTCGTACCACGTGCCCGGAAAGCGCCGGTTCAGCGTGTCCGAGCGCCCGGCCACGCCGGAGACCGCCTCCTCGGTGATCTGGACGGAGTCGAATTCGAGCCGCAGCGGCGGCGCCTGCGGCGGCTGCGCGCTGCCGAGGGAGGACAGGAAGACCCGGTACGTGGCCACGATGCGCGTCGTCGGGTCGGCGTGCGCGAGCTGCACCGCATCGGCCACCGCCTGGTCGGCATTCGTGAGCGTGACCGACAAGTCCTGCTGGCCGGCGCCGTCGATCGTGGGCAGCACGAGCGCGAAGGGAAACGGCTGGAAGGTCGCGAGCTGGCCGGTCTCGAGCGTGACCGTGAAGGGGGTGGGCGCATTGGTGAGGAAGAAGACCCCGAACAGGGGGTGCGCCAGCTCGAGCGTCTGCCAGATCTCGACGCCGCGGGGCGCGCTCGCCCACGCGCGCGCGAGTTCCGGGGTGACGCCAGCTGGCATGGCGCCGCCCGCTCAGTAGGGCGCCGCCGCGCCGCGCGAGAGCCGCCAGGCGGCCTCGGCGGCGCGCGAGAAGTCGTTCCCGCCTCGGCGCACGTCGGCGGCGAGCGATTGCTTGGTGGCCTCCACGATGATCTGCAGGTCGCCGGAGCCGTCGCGCCGTGCGCTGATCTGCGCGCCGACGTTGTTGTGAATCGCGATGTTGAGCGCCCCCGCGCCGCCGCCGGCCGCGGAGACGCCGAGCCGGCCGTCGGCGCCTCGGCGCAGGGGCATGACCGCCTCGGGGCCGGCCTCGCCCATCAACGCCATGGGCATGCGCACCGGGCCGGACAGGATGCCGCCGCGCGCGAAGGTCATCAACGGCTGTCCGCCCGCATCCCAGCCGCCGCCCGGACCGGGATCGGTGTTGACCGGCGTGCCTCCGAACAGGTTCGCGAGCGCGTCCAGGATGAACTTCTTCGCCCAGATCTTGAGCAGGTCGGCAACGATCGATTCGGCCATCGCCTTGAACGCCTGCGCCACAGTGACCGAGCCCTGCGACAGCGTGTCCACGAAGCGATCGAACCCCGCCTCCAGCGCCTTCACCTCGTCACTCACAGGGGTCAGCGCAATGATCTGCTGCTTGGCCCATTCCTTGACGCTGCCCGTGGACTCCGCGTAGAGCTTTTGCAGCGCCTGGAGCCGGATCGCCTGGTCCTGCTGCGTCTTGAGGTAGCCCTGCGCGTCGTCGTTGACCTTCTGGTAGGCGGCGCCGACCTCGAGCGTCGCGGCGGCCTGCTTCTCGAAGCCCTTGTTGGACTCGTCCAGCGCCTGCTTGGTCAGGTGCTGCACGTTGACCTGCGCGTTGGCCTCCGTGTTCATGTCCTTCTGCAGCTTGACGATCGCATCGTAGTCTTGCTTGCGCGCTTCGTCGTCGCGGTGCGCGAATTCGTCGGCCGCGCGCTTCGCATCGGCCGCCGCCTTCTCCGCGGCCGCCCGCGCGGCGAGCGTCTGCGCAAGCCAGTCCTTGTTCGGATCGGGCGCGGGCGGTCCGACGAACTTCGTCTCGACGAGCGCCTGCGTCTTCTGCCAGGTCGTGTTCAGGCGCTCGAGACTCGTGACCATCTCGGCGTTGTTCTTCTCGATCTGGTCGGCCGTGTGCTGGTAGGCGTCGCCCCACTTCCAGATCGGCGACGTGGCAAATTCGCGCACGCCCGCCTGCACGGCGAGAAAGTCCTTCACGCCCGCCTTGAGGACGACGAAGCCCATCGCCAGACGCACGAGATCCTCGCCGAGCGCCTCGCCCGCGGCGCGAAACAGGTCGGTCTGCTTCGCGCCGGCCGCCATCTCGGTGGCCAGCGATGTGAGGCCCGGCAGCAGGCCCGCGACGAAGTTCTCCTTGAGCGCAGTCGTCTGGCGCCCGAGCGTGTCGAGCAGGTCGTTGTATTCCTTGCTGGCGCGCAGCACGTTGCCGCTCATGACGATGCCGAGATCGTCCGCGGCCTGGCCCATCTCCTGAAAACCCTTGGCGCCCTGGTTGAGCGTCGGAATGAGCGAGACCCCAGCCTCCCGGCCGAAGAGCGCCATCGCGGCGGCGGTCTTGCTGATGCCGTCGGGCATCTTCGCGAAGCCCTCGGCGAGCTTGACCATCGCGGAGTCGGCGGTGTCGCCCGAGGTGACGCCGAAGGCCTTCAAGATCTTGGTCGTCTCGAGCGTCTGGTCGCCGAGCGTGAAGATGTGCTGCCCCAGCTTGACGAGCGCCTTGTCCATGTCCTCGGCACTCGAGCCGGACGAGGTCGCCGCGTAGCGCAGGCGCTGCAGGTCGTCCGAGGCCACGCCCACACGTTGCGCCGCCTTCGCGGTCTCGTCGAGCGCGTCGACCGTCTCCTTGATCTGCGCGACGATCTCCTGCGCCCCGAAGGCCACGCCGAGCGCTTCGCCGAACTTCTTCGCCGTCTCGCCGAATTCGGTGAACTTCTTGCCCAGGTCTTCCGTGGAGTCGCCGATGCGGTTCAGCTGCGAGACCGCCGCAGAGGCGTCCACCGTGATCTTGTAGATGCGCTCGATGGTGTCCACGGCGCCTTACCCCAGCTTGCGCACGTGCGCGCGAATGGTGATCACGCCCGTGCCCTGGCGCGCACTCATGACTTCGCCAGGCACCATGTGCGCCTTGGTGAATTCCGCGACGATCGAAAACCCCTTGAATTCCGCGCGGCGGCGCACCGCCGCGGTCGCCGTGGCGAGGAAGCCCCGCGCGAGCGCGCCCTTGTAGCGCTTGTCCTTGCGCGCGCGCCCGCGCGCCTGGAGATCGCCGCCGCGCCGCACGTTGCGATTCGTGATCGTCGCGTAGGGCACCTGGGCGGGCACCAGGACGAGCTTGTCGCCGGGGCCGAAGGCCGGCAGTGGGGAGCCCGACGAGACCACGCGCGCCGTGCCGCCCTTGGCAATGAAGCGCCACTGCCAGGCGCCGGTCATGTCGGCGAGCTTGCCCGAGTGCGCGGTCGTCGAGCGCTCGATCGCGGTGCGCAGCTCGATCTCGACCAGGCGCATGGCCACCTGCGCGAGCTGCGTGCCGAACGTGATCTCCACCTTGCGCTGCGCGTCCTCGACCGACTTGCCACTCGTCACACCGTCCACCGCCACGAGCTGCGGCGGATTGCCGGCCTGGATCTGCGCGGCCGTCTCCGTGATGGCGATGCCTCGCAGCAGCGCGCGCACGTCGGAGAGCGACTGCGTCTCGAGCACCGCGGCGAAGGTCTCGCGCCCGAACTGATCGCCGCCGAGGTTGACCGTGCGCGTGCGGGGAACGGCAGTAGGAAAGGCAATGGAGGACATGGGAGCGGCCTCCTAGCTAGTCCGGTGCGACACCGGCGGCGAGCCATTGACTCTCGATGCGCCAGGCGCGGAAAGTCGGCTCGTAGCTGTCCTGCTCGGATTGCGGCGACCAGCCGCGCGCGGAGAGGATCGCCACGCGCACGTCGGCCTGCAGCGCGCGCGCCTGCTCGTAGCCGGCCGCCCAGACGTGGGCGACGACCGTCGTGTCGCCGACCAGGTCGTCCACCTCACACATGTCGAGCCAGTCGATGGCCGTGAACAGCAGGCGCGTCACGGTGACGAGCGGCAGCGTCGGCGGCACCTCGGCCGTCTCGAAGGGCGCCCACCCCCAATAGGTCGGCACCGGGTCGACCGCGGTGCGCACCGCCTCGACGAGATCGCGCTCGGTCGTGCTCATGACGGGAACATCGCGCGCAGCTGCGAGGGCGTGAGGTTGTTCGGGTCGAGCGCGTCCTCGTCGCCGCCGGCCTGCTGCTGCTCGCGATAGAAGCGCACCCAACCCAGGATCTCGCGCGTCGACAGCCGATCGACGGCGGCAGCGCTCATGTGCAGGCGCGCGCCGAGGGCGAACGTCAGCCGGTCGGGCGCGCTCATGCTTCCCCCTCGGGCGCGTCCTCGCCCGGCGCCTCGGCGCTGGCCGGCTCGGCCAGCCCGTGCAGGCGCATCACCTGGACGGTCGAGCGCGCCAGCGCGCCGGCCAGGCGCCCAGGCAGCGCGCGCAGGCGCGCGAGGCCGATGGGCTCGCCGTCGACGAGCAGGCACCGCCCGAGCAGCACGTCGGCCGCATCGGTGGCGCCGCTCGTGCGCATCGCCTCGCGCATGTCGCCGTAGGACAGCTCGCGCAGCTGCACGTGCCCGAGCGCCTGCAGCGCCGGCTCGGCCTCGAGCGTCTGGAGATCGAAGGCGCTCATGTCGTCAGGTTCCAGCTATAGGTGGGCACCTGCGTGAACACGCCCGTACCGGAGAACTGCAGGCCCGCGTTGACGCCTGCGGTGATGGTGATCTCGCCGATCTGCGCCGGCCCCATGATGTAGCCGCCGCTCGTGCCGTAGTCGATCAGCACCTGCACAACGGGCTTGGGCACCGTGAGCGAGGCGCGCACCAGGTTCTCGAATCCGATCGAGGCGGCGTCGACGAAGCCCGAGAACGAGAACGTCGGCGGCTTCGCGTCGCCGAGCAGCTCCATCATCCCGCACATGTCGTCGAGGTTGATGGTGTCGGGCGCCTGACCCGTGACGGTGATCTGCGCCATGCACGCACTCAGCAGCACGTTCGTGGTGCCGGCGCCCGCAAGCGGCCAGGTCTGCATCGTGCCCTTGCTGGCGATCGCGGCGAGGAACTTGGTGCCGTCGCAATTGGCGAGCGTGAGCGTCGTGCCCGTGACGCTGGCCACCCGGTAGGACATGCCGTCGAGTTGCGGCTCGCCCGTGCCGGCGAAGGAGACCCAGTCGCCGGCCACCGCGGTCGGGGCCGTGGCCGGCGTCACGACGACGGGGTTCGCTTTCGTGACTGACGTGAGGGCGACCGCCACAGGGTCCGCGACCCCGACCGTCGAGACGTACAGGTGCGCATTGCTCTTGATCTTGGCCATGGTTGCAGGCCTCCTCTACGGTTGCGAAGTACCGCCGGAGGCGGCGATGGTGATCTGGTCGCGCGTGTGCGAGGGCAGCACGGCCACGAAGTCCAGCGTCATGGGCATCGCCTCGTCGAGGACGACGGCGCGCCAGTTGGGCTCGACCACGAGGCCGGGCGTCTCGCGGATCGTCACGCGCCACGTCGCGCCGGCGAGCTCGCGGTCGGCGCCGATGAACTCGCGCCCCGAGATCGAATCGACCGCGGCGGCGACTTCCGCGACCGCGGTCCACGTCTTGACGACACCCGCGAAGGCGTCGGTCGAGACGTCCGGGCGCTCGAGCCGGATCCAGTGGCGCATCGCTCCGGCTTTCATGCGCTCGGGTTCCAGATGGCGACGAGCTCAGGCGCGAACTCGTCCATGGTGAGCGCGACCGACGCCTCGCGGTTCTCGTAGTACGCGGCGGCGAGGCGCAATACCGCGGCCGTGATGGCCGGGCTCAAGTCCTCGGGCGCCTCGACGCCCACCTGGGCCTGCAGCTGCCAGCCGGGCACCGTGGGCGCGGCGCCCACCAGGTAGGCGGGCAGCGCGCCGCCCAGATCGGCCTGCTCCACGGTGTAGCCCGCACTGACGTCGCTCGCATCGGCGTCGAGCACCAGGAACTCGCCCACGTTGTTCACCGGCAGGCGCACGCGCACGGGGCCGGTGGGCAAGACGGCGCAGGGTGCGAGCACGTCGAGCACCACCGTGTAGCTCGCCGGGTTCAAGTTGATGGAGCAGCGCCGCTCGACCTGGTCGATCGCTTGCGCGACGTACTGCGTGATGAGCGCGTCGTCGCGGGTATGGCTCACGCGCGCGTGCGACTTGGCCAGATCGAGCAGCGCGTCGGGCAGCGTCTCGCGGTCAACGGAGGTGCACACGAGCGTCATGGGCGAGCCTCCGAAGCCGTCGACGCGGGCGCCTCGGCGCGGCTCACGCTGCCGGCGCAGCCGACGAGGCAGGCGGGGTTCGCGACCAGCACGGTGCAGCCTGCGGCCACCGCCGCCGGCAGTGCCCAGAGCGCGGCGAGCAGCGCGAAAGCGAGCGCCGCCGACAGGGGTTTCCCGTGGAACAGCCGGGCGGTCATGCCGCCTCCGCGCCATCGAGCCGCCGGCGCAGCGCCGCGAGCCCGGCTTCCAGGTCGCGCAGCTGCGCCTGCACCGATTGCGCCAGGCTGTAAGGCGCCTTCACCGCGCGCTCTATGTCCGAGACCTTGGCGCCTTTGGGCACGAACAGCACCGTCTGCGCCCCGTCGTGCAGGAAGCGCGCATCGTTCTCGGTGAAGACGTCGCCCGGTTCGAGCGCCTCGGGCCGGCTCTTGAGCACCCGAAAGCCGCCGGTGCCGATGCGTTCCCACTGCTCAGGGTGGTCGCCAGGCGCCTGGCCCAGCGTCGCCTTGACGCCCAGGCGCACGCGGTACGTGCGTCCCACGTGCGCCTGCACCGTCTGGCCCTCGGTGTACACAGTTGTGGCGCTCCACGCAGGTGCGTTGGCGAAGATCTCGAACGAGCGCGCGACGTTGGCGTGAACTTCGGCGCGCACTTCTTCACGCATCGCGGCGACGCCCGCGGCGACGAGCCCCCCGATGTTCGGCAGGCGCGCCTCGAGCCGGGCGCCCGAGCGTTGCACCAGGTGCAGCGTACCCTCGGCGTCGATGAGGAGAGCGGCGACCGGGTTCTCGGCGAGCGCGCGCAGGCGCGTGATCTCGCCAGCCTGCGCCTCGAGCACCGCGTTGACCGAGCGCAGCGCGTCGGTCATCTCCTCGGCGACGGCGCGACCGATGCCGGTGAACTCCTCGGGGGTCATGGCGTCACCTCCATCGCGCGCCGGATGGCCTCGCGCATCGACTTCTGCGCCTTGCCTTCCGCGGCCGCCGCCGCGGCGGCGTCCTGCGCCGGCGTGGGCGTGCCCATGTCGGGCTTTGGCAAGTCGGTCGGTTTGAGCATCGCGGGCAGCGGCGGCGGGGCGACGAGCTTGTCGAGCTCGGCCTGCGCGAGGTCCTCGGCCAGCGTCAGCGGCACCATCTGGCGCTGCACGATGAGCGCATCGCCGCCGTCGGCGGGCCCGATGCCGAGCTGCTTGCGCCCCTCGTCGGGTTTCAGGACGCCGCCCTGCACGAGTTTCGACAGCGCCTCGGCCTGCGTGGCCATGTCCGAGCGCAGCAGCGCCTCGGTCGACATCTCGATGAGATCACTGCGGCCGTTCATGCGGAAGAGCCGGTCGAGTTCGCGCTCGAACCGCTCGATGAGGCCTCCCAGCGAGACCGAGAGCCAGTGGCGGACGAGGATCTCGCTCGAGGTGATGGCGCCCGCGGTCAAGTCCCCGTACATGGGCGGGGGCACGCCGGCGCAGCGTGCGATCTCCTCGTTCGAGAAGCGCAGCGACGCGATGACGGTCTCGTCGATCGCGGCCAGGTTGGCCGAACTCATCTTGAGCCCGTTCGCCAGAATCGGGATGCCGCCCGTCGCCCAGCGCGCCGACTGCGTGTCGAAGGCTTCGCGCAGCGTCGTCATCTGCTGCGCGTTGAGTTGCTGGTCGGTCGAGAGGACGGTCGAGACCCGCCGCATGTTCTCGACGAAGAGGAGTTGCGTGCGCGAGAGCGCCACGTTGACGCCGGCGGCCAACCCCGCGGCGCACCAGGGGGACTCGCCGACGAGCGGATGCCGCGGCGTGCGCCACCTCAAGTGCATCACGTTCGACGCGGGCAGCACCATCAGCCGTCCCTGCTCGACGTCGGCGATCTGCGCCTCAGGCGAGAAGAGGAGCGACTCCTCGTTCGAGACGAAATAGAAGACGGCGCGTGTCTGCGGGTCGATGCGCGGCGTCCAGGTGCCGCGGGGAATCAAGTGCAGCGCCGCGGGGTCGGTGCGGCCGTCGGTCTCGGCGATCACGAGCGCCTCGCCCGTGAGCCACTCGCACGCGATGCGGGAGAAGAGGGTCGCGCCCGACTCGTAGTTGTTCGGCTGGATGAGAAGCCGCGCCGCGGGCGAGCCCGTCACCTCCTCGACGTCGCCGGAGGTCAGGTCGACGCGCTTGTGATGCGGGCGCAGCTGCGCGAAGGCGTTCGAATACAGCGTATAGACGGCCTCGACGACCGGCAGCTCGCCGCAGCCGACGCGATCGAGGTTGCGCTGCCAGCCCGTGCCGTCCAGCGGGTCGAGCGCGTGCGGGGCGCCCCACCAGAATTGCCGGTCCACGCCGTAGGCGGTGAACAGCGGCCCCATCGCCGGCTGCCGGTTCGGAATCCCGATGCCGAACCCGAGCCCCGAGAAGATCGAGCCCGTGGAGCGCGCAATCGAGCGCAACTCGGCCCGGATACCGCTGGCCGGCGTCATCGCCGCACGCCTTCCGACTTGGCGCGGCGCGGCCGCGGGGGGTTGAGTCCGAGCTTCGCGCAGCGCAGCGCCTCGCGCGCGGCCGCGTGCGCCGTCGAGCCGGCCACGTAGCGAAGCCCATCGTTGGCGTGCTCGCCCATGCGCTCGGCGCGGTGCTCCGAGACGAGCTGATAGGCGAGTTCGGCCGTGCACACGAGGATGCCCGTGCGCTCGCCGAGCTCGGGCACCGGGTCGAACGCGAAGACGACGACTTGGGTCATTCGTCCGCGTCCTTCGGCGGCGGCGCGCGCCGCAGGACGCGCCGACCGGCTGGCGGGTCAGGCGGCGACGGGCCGGGCCCGATCTCGCCGCCCGAATACGGCACGAAGGGCAGCGGCGCAAGCGGGTTCACGAACCCCGCCGCGGGCAGGCCCGCCGGGCGGTCGAGCGTGTAGGCGTGCCGGTTCACGACGAGCCAGTCGGCCTCGTCGTCCGGTACCGAGGCCCACTCGCCCTGCGCCACGTGGTAGGCGGCCGCGACTGCGGGGTCGGCAATGTAGATCGATTTCGCCATCGCGCGCCCTCCTCGAGGGGGAAGAAAAGTCCCCCGGCGAGATAGGGAAGGGAGGGAGGACCAGGGAACCATCGCCGGAAGGATCAAGGCGACGCGGTGCAACTGCGTTGTTTTCCCGCGGCGTCAGGAATAACCCGCCGTCACGGCGGCCAGGCACGAAGCAGTACCGCCAGTACCCAGAACGCGAGGCCGAGCGGCACGAACTGCACGCGTTGGTGAACCACGCCGGCCGCCGCCAGCGCGAACAGCACGAGCGCGATGACGAGCAGCGCGACGCCGATCACCACGTGATCCCCGTGATCTCTTGCACGGCGCCGGCGCGGGTCACGCCATAACTCGCCGGAATGACGAGTCGAAGTGCCACGCTCCAGGCTTGATACATCGACACGGCCGTATAGCCCGTGGTCGAGGCACCCGTGCCTCCCGAGACGGGAATGCCGCCGTCCGGGACGACCTGGCGCTGCGTGCCGAGCGCGCCGCCGCCTGGTGCGGCGCCGGCCTGCGTCGGCGCGGTCGCGTCGGCGTTGGCCATCGACAGCGTCGCCTCTTCGCTCGTGTCGAACTCGAGCGGGTCGATGGCGCTGGCGAACTTCTCGGCGGCGACCGCGATCGCCGTCGTGGGCGGCACGAACTGGCTCGGGATGACCTGGAAGCCGAGCGCCTCGTTTTCGAAGTTGGGGAAGACGAGTTGCCCGAGGGCGTTGACCATCGTCTTGAGCCGGAATTGCTTGCTTTGTGGCACGAGCAGCACCGGACGCGAGCCCACGCCCGCGGCCGTGAAGGCGTTCGTCACGGCTTCCAGGTCACCGCGGAGTGCTTCATACCCGCCGCCCGCAGTGCCGGTGATTGGCGCCACGCCGTTCAGCAGGCCCGCCGGCCGCACTCCCGTGATCTCGGCCGAGGTGTCGATCATCGACGAGTCGAGCAGGTTCGACAGGTATTGCCGGAGCATCTCGCGCATCGTGGCGACCGCGTCCGGATCGCTCATGCGCTGCAGCTCCTTCGTGATCGGGATGACGCCGCCGAGCTTGTAGGCATACAGGCGCTTCGACGAGAACGTCCCCTGCACGACGGGGATCATCCCGCCCTCGCCGACCCATGCGCCGAGCGCGGTCGTGCCGATGTTCATCTGCGGGATGAGGACGGAGTGCGCGCCGGCGAAGTTGAGCGAGGTGCCGGCCGCCGAGAGCGCCGGCCAGATGGAATTGGGCATCTGCGTCGAGTCGAGCATCGCGCGAATCTCGGTGCGCACGAGCTCGGCCGCCCAGCCGGCGGTCGTCGTGTCGGCGACGTTGGCCGCCGAGCGCGCGATGCGGATCATCTCGGCATCGTTCGGGAGTTGCTCGACGACGGCCTGCTCGACCGAGATTCGCCGCGAGCGCGCGACACCCGCGGCCATGATGAGGCGCGCGAGACGCGTCCCGCGGGGCTCCATGTCGGCGGCCGTCGTGCGGTGCGCGATGATCGCTGGCGAGGCCGGCGGCGTGCCGGCGACGGTGGCCACCGCGCGCGAGACCGCGGTCACGGGCGCGGCCGGCGCGGGCGCCGGCGCGGCGGCGGCCCGGCGCGCGGCCGCGGTTTGCGCATTGCGCAGGATCACCAGGCGCTCGCTGACCTGGTCGACCTCGGTCGTGGCACGCTGCACGGCGGCCAAGTTCGCCTCGCTCGCGTCGTGCTCGAAATTCGTGCCGGCGGTGGCCAGCGCCGCCTGCGCGGCCTCGTGGGCGGCCTGCGCGGCCGCGATCTGTTCGGAAAAGTCCATGGGGAGGCCTCGAGAGGCAGGCGCACCGGCAACCGCAGAGGTGCGAGCGATGGACGCCGGGGCGGGCTCGGGGCGCGACAGCGCGGCCACCTCGGCGTCGTTGAATCCCAGCGAACGCGCGACGGCCACGGCCGCCGGGTTCGCGGGAAATTGCGTGATCGAGACCTCGCGCACGAGGCCGCGCAGGTAGCGCGAGCCCGTGCGGGTCTTGTGGCCGTTGGCATCGGTGCGCATGAGCGGCTCGATGTCGGCGCGCTGGATGTCGAAATGCACCGAGCTCGCGAGCGGATAGCCGCCTTGATGCAGCGCGCGCACGAGGTCGGCCATGCGCGAGACGCCCGCGGGCAGCAGGCGCAGCGTGGCGAAGGTCTCGGGGCCCGCGCGCTCGACCGAGCGCCACTCGCCGACGCTCGCCTCGAGCGAGGGGGAATGGTCGGCGACGGCGGGCAGCGTCGGCGGAAAGGTCAGCCCGGCCTGGACGACGATGTCGCCGAAGGCGTCGACGTCCTCGTTGCTGACGCGAAAGCGGATCGCGTTCGTGTCGACGGCGCCCGGCGTCGAAGCGACGGCGGGGCCGCCGCGTTTTTCAACGTGGACGAGGTCCGGAACGGTGCTACGGTCGGCCACGGCCGGCACCCGGGGGCGACGCGGGAAGCGTCGCGGGAGGGGGCGAGCCGGTGGGCCGTTGCTCGGGGGGAGCCGGTGGAAGCGATCGACGCACGCCCGGAGGTGGGCGGATGCGGGTCGTCATCTGGCGCGCATTGTTCGCCAGGTGAACCGTACGTGTCAAATTTCGCCCTGCGCGCTCTTAATGGAGGCGTCCTGCGGCCGATATTAGACGCATGACCTCTCTTCGCCGCTTCATCGTTTTCGTCTTCATGGCCCTCGGCACGGCCACCGCTGCACACGCCGTGTCTGCGGATGAAAACGCCCGTTTCGAAGGATGCCGGACCAAGCTGAAGCAGGCCCAGAAACTCGATGTGCTCTACGACCTGGACTGGAAGCCCGGCAGGGAGCCCAAAGTCGTCGTTGGACCGACGTTCTTCAACATGCCCTTCGACGCGAAGGAAAACTTCGTGCGAACCGTGAACTGCTTCTTGATGGTGGGCGCCGACAAGGCCATCAGCTTCGACGTCCTGGACTATCGAACCGGCAAGGCCGTCGGGCGGTTCTCCTGGGGCCAATTCAAGATGAACTGAGACGCCGAATGTCTTCCACCATCTGCACCCAGTGCGGCAGCACGAGCACGCCGAAGAGCTTTACCCCGGGCTCCATCATCATCGAGCTGATTCTCTGGTGCTGCTTCCTCGTGCCGGGCTTGATCTATTCCTGCTGGCGCATCAGCGCGCGCCGCAAGGTCTGCCGCGAATGCGGCGGCCACCTCATCCCGCTGTACTCGCCGCGAGGCAAGCAGTTGCTGCAAGGAAGCGGCGGCCGCGGGGTCTGATCCGTCCCTGCTAGATCCCGAGCTCGGCCCGCAGCGCACGCTCGAGGATCTCGACCTGCGTCACCCGCGAGCGCCGCGCCCGGGATTCACGGAAAGCCGCCTCGGCCAGCGCCTCGAGCAGCGACTCGGGCAGCTGGAACGTGCAGGCGCGGCGCACCTCGCGCTGCACCGGCACCTCGAGGCGGGCGACGGGCGGCTCCGGCGGCGTCTTCGTGGCGTTCATGGCGGGCGCCGCGTGCGCGCGGCGGGGTTGCTGGTCGTGGGCGGCGCGGGCGATCGAGCGCAGGCGCGCGGAGACGTGCTTTCGGGTCGTCATGCCCGACAGTCTATCAAAAACAATATTGCTTGCTTGTCAGCGTCGCTGGTAGACGACAAGCAAGCTTGTTTTTCAGCCGATCCAGGCCGCCACGTCGAAGGCAGGCGTCGGCGCCCGCAGCGCCCCGACGGCCATGGTGGCGGCCACCAGGCCATCGATGCGGCCCGTCGACTTGCGCTTGGAGAAGATGCGCGAGCCCTGCTCGTCCGACGTCACGACGGCCGATGCGGCGCACCAGGTGAGCACCGGGTTGCGCCAGAAGGAGACGCGGCCCTCGAGGACGGCGCGCTCGATCTGGTTGATCGACTCGGGCATCCACAGCGCGGACGAGGCGAGTCGCACGAACGTCTGCGGGTGTTCCAGCAACGGTAGGGACACCCCCAGCTCGTCGAGCGCCCGGCGCAGGTACGGCATCTTGTAGCGGTCGAAAACGACCGCGCGCACCGTGCGCTGCGCGGCGATCGCGGCGATGCGTTGCGCGATGGGCAGATAGTCGAGCGTGGAACCCGGCACCGCGTGCAGGAAGCCCTGGCGCACCCAGAGCGGGTAGTCGATCGCGTCGCGGTCCGCACGCTCGCGCAGTGTGTCGGCCGGCGTCCAGAATTCGGCGGCCACGCGCATCATGCGGCCCGCCCAGACGTCGGACGCCGCAGCCAGCGACGAGAGGTCGGTCGTGAGCGACAGGTCCACCGCGAGCGTGAGCGGCTCGCCCGCAGGCGCCAGCCACTCGAGCACCTCGCCCTCGGGCTCGACCTCGCAGCCGCGCCAGGCCTCGCCCGAGATCCACGGAGAAGCAGCGTCCGTCCATTCGCAGAAGTGCAGCCGGCGCACCAGCGACTCCTTCGAGGGCATCGTGCGCGCCTCGGCGACCTGGTCGCGCAGGTATCGCGGCTGAATCGAGATGCCCAGGTTCGGATTGGCCTTCGCCCAGCACGCCTCGTCGTCGAAGGGCGCGTCGCCGCGGTCGAGGGCGCACACGTACGAGAAGAATCGGTCGTCTTCCTGGGTGCCCTCGGCCACCTTGCGCGCCTTCTCGTGGTACTCCCAGCAGACGGTCGCGCGGTCGAACCCGGCGTTCGTCGTGATGAACAGCAGCGGCGAGCGTCGGCCCTTGAAGCCCGCTCGGAGCATCTCGAGGACGAGCCCGTCGCGGTGTTCGTGCAGCTCGTCGGCGAGCGCACAGTGCGGGCGGGGCCCGGACTGATTGTCGTCGGAGGCGATCGGGCGGAAGAAGGAACCCGCGAACGACAGGTTCCACGGGTTGTCGCCGCCCATCTTGTGCACGCGCCCGCACAGCGCCGGCGACTGGTCGCGCATGGCCACCGCGTCGCGGAACAGGATCATCGCCTGGTCGCGCTTGGACGCCGCGGCGTAGATTTCGGCGCGCGGCTCCTGGTCCGCGATCATCATGTACAGCCCGACACCAGCGGCCAGCGGCGACTTGCCGTTGCCCTTGCCCGTCTCGATGTAGGCGACCTGGAAGCGCCTCGCGCCGTCGGCATCTACCCAGCCGAAGATCGAGCCCAGGACGAAGGCCTGCCAGGCGGACAGCTCGAAGGGCTGGCCCTCGAACTGGCCGGCGTTCAGGCGCAGGATCGTGCGGAAGAAGTCGAAGACCCTCTCGGCGCGGCCCGGATCGAAGTACAGACCGCGGGCCGCGGCAGCCTCGAGGTCGGCCAGGTGGCGGGCGCAGGCGGCGCGGACGTAGGGGCCGGCGACAATCGAGCAGGCCTGGACGTCGCGGGCGTAGTCGGTAACGCGGTCACCGTCCCCGCGCGGAGACATGGGATTCTGCGGCGGTTTCACCTAGCGCGCGCCCGATGTATTCGGCATCGAGTAGTGAGCCAACCTCTAGAAATTGAAACTGTTCGCCGAGCGCCTTCTGCAAGTGCGCGACGCTGACCAACAGGCCGACGGTATTGTTCATTTGCCGGTGTTTGCGCTGCGCCTGCAGCGAGTAGTCGCCTGCACGAATTTGCCCATTGGGCTTGCAGCCAAAGACATACACGAGGAGCGCCTGGAATCCGACCAGATACAGACGGTTCTTGTCCAGAAAGTGATAGGCGAGCACATCGGCGCCACAAGTCAGGCCCCAGCCGAGACGAGAAGGATGCGCGTCGCGCGCCGCAGCGGATCCAATGTTGAGGTTCGAAAATTCCTCGATGAATAGATTCCCCCTGAAATGTTCCTCTGCTTTCAGTTCGAGCGTGACCGCCCCGCGATGGGTACGACGGCCGATAGCGAGGTCGGCGATGCGTTGAAGTTGCGCCGCGGCGGCGCAGTGCTCGAGGACGACCATGCGATTGCCCGAATGGAAATCAAACAGCGGCTCGAGGATGGCGCGCGACTTCCCTTCCGTCTCGAGGCAATCCGCATAGCTCATGGCCGCGGCCTTTTCAGCATGCCGACCAGGCCGAAACGGGCGAATACCTTGCAGAAGGTAGGCACCTCCAGCCCGAAATAGGCAACGGCCTGGCCCTGCAACGGCGTCAGCGCAGGACTGCCGCTCGCATCGATATATCGCACGCGGCCTTCCATGAAGCAGACAGCAACGCTGGCGGCCCCGAGAGCCTGAAACCAGCGGGTCTCCGTTGCGTTGTTCACGAGCACGCAAGCCTGCGAGACCTCCTGCGCCTTGACCTTCGCGAGCAGCGCGTCGACGAAGTCCGTGAGAAGTGGCTGGGCGTAGGGCGGGTTGAGCCAGACCTTGCCGTTCCAGCGCTGCACGAGCCCGTCCGTTTGCGCGTCGAAGTATGTTGTCGCCCTGATCCACTCGTTCGCGGTCGCGCACGAGGCCGGGTCGACATCGATCGAGCCCATCACTTCGCGCGCTGCCTCAATGATTTCCGGCGGCGTGTACCACTCGTTGTTGCCTGTGTTGTTTGCGACGTGGGGCAGCGACTCGCGCGGCAAATCGGCAGGTGGGGCATTTGCCCCAGCGGGGGAAGCCTCTTCGTGGGAGAACCCGTTCGTGGGTGGGGCATTTGCCCCATCTACGTCTCGACGAACAGTGTGTGCATCAATGCCTAGCACCTCTGCCGCCTCGCGGTTCGACAATCCTTCCGCCTTGAGTTCCTGGACCGCCTGGCGCCGGTCCTCGACAGCCATGCGCACATAGCCGCCAAGTTTGGACGTCACCCACTGGTCGACGCTCAACCCCAACGCCTTGGGCACACCCATGCGCTTTGCGAGCGCGATCTGGCGCCAGGACGCCCCGACGCTTTGCGCGAGTGCCTCGGTGAACTCCTGCGCATCCTCGGGCGAGATACGGCTTGCGTTCATTTCTTCGGCGCCAGAAAAGAATCGAGTGGATCGACCGCCTCGGGCTTGCGCGGCATCTGCACGTGCGTTCGTGCCTGGGGCGTCATGCCGAACTCGGCGCAGAGCACGCGCACGCGAGCGGACAGCGTGGCGAGCTCGCGCAGGTAGGCCGAGATCCCGGCAGGCGTGCGGCCGCGCCCCTTGCGCCAGGCCTGGCCGCGGCCGGCTGCGTTGAACTCGGCGAGCAGTTGGCGCTGCGCGTCGACCGCAATCACCAGCTCCTCGAACCGCACGGCGTCGGACACCTGCACCAGGCCGGCCGGCAGAGACCGCGCGAGATCGCGCCAGACCGCCCGTTGACCGGCATTCAACCGGCTGGGAACGCCCTTGATCGACGCCGACCTGGGCGTGACCGCCTCGCGATCGCGCACCTCCTTGCGCGGCTTGCCGCCGCTCTGTACGACGTGCAGTTCGGGCGATTTGCGAGGTCGGCCGGCAGGCATGGCGATCCCTTTCAACGGCGCCCGGAATTTCCG